GGTGGTTATGCCGCAAGTGCTGACGGTAAGATTACAATCAGTAACAGCAGTGGCAATCCACTTAATACTCTTGGTTTAACACCAGGCACATATTGGAGTCCTGCATTAAGTTATGGTGCACACTATAGCGTACCTGCATGGAAGTCAACTGATACACAACCACATCCAACTGGTAGTATTTGGATGAAAACTACTGCTGTAAACGGTGGTGCAAACTTTAAAATTTATCGTTATAATAGTTCTACAACTGCTTGGGATACAATCACTGCTCCTGTTTATCAAAATCGTAGAACGGCACTTTATAACCTTGATCCAACTCTTGGTGGTTTAGGTATCGCAAGTGATACACTTTTTGTGGTGTATGATGTTCTTGGAACAAATACTGGAACTTATAAATTATTGCAATGGAATGGAAATGGCACTGCTACTACTATAACTGGCAGTGTTGCAAGTCCAACATTTACTGCTGGTAATAGTTTTACTCTTAGAACAACATCACCTGGTAGTTCAAGTTGGAGCAGTGCTTATACAGTAACATTAAGTGGTACAAGTGCCGCAAGTTTTGTAAGCGATGTTCTTGCTGCTAATGTTCCATATTTGACAGCAACATTAAATTCAAGTAATAATATTGTATTCAGTCATACAAGCGGTGGTGACATTGAATTTTACAATGTAAGTGGAACTCCACTCACGAGTGCTGGTATTACAACAAGTCTTGATAATGTATTTGATGATGATAGTTCAGGCTTTTTAACTGGAAGTAATTGGTGGCCAGCAAGTAGTCTTTATCAACAAGCTACACAACCAACTGTTGCTCCTGATGATGGTACATATTGGTATGCTTCAACACCACTTGAAGTTGATATTATGATTAACAGTGGCACTGCATGGAAAGGTTACAAAAACCTTGGCACAACTGATGCACGTGGTTATACTCTTTCAAATACAGATCCTCTTGGTCCAATTATTGCCGCAAGTGCACCAACAAAACAAACTGATGGAACTGCACTTGTTTATGGTGACCTTTGGGTAGATACAAGTGATCTTGAAAATTATCCAAAGATTTACCGTTGGCAGAGTGTAACAGGAACAGATCAATGGGTGCAAATTGTAAACACTGATAATACAACAGAAAATGGTATATTGTTTGCTGATGCACGTTGGGATACAAGCGGAACAGTGGATCCTGCACTTGATGCAAAACCAACAATTGTAAGCCTTTTAACAAGCAATTATCTTGATCTTGATGCACCTGATCCTGCATTGTATCCACGTGGTATGTTGTTGTTTAATACTCGTCGTAGCACTTATAATGTAAAGCAATATAAAGCTGACAAGTTTAACAGCACAAATTATCCTCTTGGAACAATTCCTACTGTTCATGCAACTTGGCAAAGTGTAAGTGGAAGTAACACAAGTGGTGTTCCATATATGGGACGCAAGGCTGTCCGTAATGTTGTCGTAAGCAAATTAAAGTCAGCGGTAGATAACAATACAGCAATTCGTGAAGATCAAATTAACTTTAATCTTCTTGTTTGCCCAGGATATCCTGAATTAACAACAAACTTGATTGCACTCAACAATGATCGTCGTAATACTGGCTTTATCATTGCTGATACACCAATGGGTCTTGCAAGTGATACATCAAGTGTAAGTGCTTATGTAACTAATACAGCAGGCACTGGTACAACAAATGAAGATGGTCTTGCAACGACTGATAGTTATACTGCGGTATTCTATCCTGGTGCAGCTTATACAAATGCACTTGATGGAAATGGTCAAGTTGTTGTGCCAATCACTCATGCAATCTTACGTATGATTATAAAGAGTGATCAAGCAAGTGCTCCATGGTTTGCACCAGCAGGTTCATTGCGTGGTAAAATTGATAACGTAATTAAGATTGGTTATGTTGACCGTGTAACTGGCAAGTTCTATAGTATTGGAACAAACCAAGGTCTACGTGATTTGTTGTATAGCAACAATGTCAATCCAGTTGCAGTATTCCCAACAGAAGGTATCCTTAATTACGGAAACCATACTCGTCAAGCAACTGCTACAGCACTTGACCGTATCAATGTTGCACGTTTGATTAACTATCTACGTTACAACCTTGAGCGTATTGCAAAACCATTAGTATTTGAGCCAAATGATACCGTGACACGTAATACCGCAACAAATGCAGTTGCCGCATTACTAAACGATGTCAAAACTCAACGTGGTGTATATGATTATCTTGTAGTATGTGATACTACAAACAACACACCAAGCACTATTGACCAAAATGAATTGCATATTGACATTGCAATTGAACCAACAAAGGCCGTAGAGTTTATCTATATCCCTGTTCGTATCTTGAATACTGGTGCAATTGCTGGTACAAATGCAAACCAAGGTGGTTTAAGTAATATTACTCCAAGTTTGACTCTTGGCACGTAATTTTAAAAGAAAATAGTTAAAAATATAAAAGCCGCTAGAAATAGCGGCTTTTTGTTTTAGACCCCTATTAAAAAGTAATTGAATTGTTATAAATACTTCTAATAGGAGATACAGATGGCAGTTGCATCATTACTCAACATGACGGTTCCTGTTGCAAGTAATAGTGACCAGAGTGCAGGTAACCAGGGCTTATTGATGCCCTTGCTTAAGTACCGTTTTCGTGTTACATTCTTGAATTTTGGCGTCACAAACCCAACAACAGAACTTACTAAACAAGTTATGGACTTTACTCGTCCAAACATTAACTTTAACAGCATTGAAATTCCAGTCTACAATAGCAGAATGTATCTGCAAGGTCGTCCAGAATGGCAACAAGTTACAGTTAACCTTCGTGATGATGCGAATGGTAGCGTTCGTCTACTTGTTGGTGAGCAGATTCAAAAACAATTTGATTTTGCAGAACAAGCAAGTGCAGTCAGTGGAATTGATTACAAATTCATTACACAATTTGAAGCACTTGATGGTGGTAATGGACAAAATGGTCCAACAACTCTTGAAACTTGGCAGATGTATGGTTGTTTCTTGGCAGAAGTAAATTATAACAATTTTGATTATAATAGTAATGATCCAGCAACAATTACATTGACAATTCGTTATGACAATGCATTACAGATTCCAACAAGTAATGGAGTAGGTAAAGCTGTAACAAGAACAAGTGGAGCCGCTATTTCTGGCTAAAGGATAACCTATGGCTAGTTTATGGGGTTTTTTAAATAGTTTACTTAACGGCGGTGATGTGCATGATTATGCTCACGCCGCCCAAATTTTTAGAACAAGTAATTTCAGTCGAAGTCCAAAATATAAATTTCTTTTTTACGTGAATTTTATTTTAGGACAGGGCGTTCCTCGTTATGTTTCAACACGAGAAATAGGTTATCTTGTCAAAAGTATAGACTTACCAAAATTTACAATAGATGTAAAAGATTTAAATCAATATAATCGTCATACTTACATTCAAGACCGTATAAAATATGAGCCTGTAAGCATAAAGTTCCATGATGATAATCAAAATGGTTTACGTGAATTATGGCAAGATTACTATAATTATTATTATGCTGATGGATTATATGCCTTAAATGATTATAATTTTGATGACCGTTATCAACAAAGACTTCATAGTGCTTGGGGTTTAGATAATGGTAGTTTAACTCCATTTTTTAGTGCAATTGAAATTTATAGTATGCAAAGTGGTCAAGCAAATAAAATAACCCTTATGAGTCCTGTTATTACAAGTTTTTCACATGATACACATGATTATGCTGACCAAACAAATCTAATGGAAGCAACTATGCAAGTTCGCTATAATGGTGTGACTTATGAAGGTGGATACGTTCGAGATATGCCAGGATTTAGTGAAAGTGCATATTATGACAATACATTAAGTTCATTAAGCGGTGCATTTGGTAGAACAAATTTTATTAATCCTGTCACAGGACAACTTGAGCAACAAGGTAGCGAATTTGTAAATCGTGGTGCTTATTATCAACAAGAACGTGGTTCTTATGGTTTTGTTGAACAAGGAGCATATTACAATCCAACAGCAAATCAAGGGTTTAGTCAGGAAGAAATAAATGCTATTATTCAAAATAATGATTTAAATCAAAGTAATGCTAATACTGAATTTCCTTTAGCAGATACAAGTATTCAACCAATAGCAACTGCTGTTCCGTTACCACCACCAAGACCAAGTGATATTGATACTGCAACACAAAGCATTGATACAAATAATAGTTTTGTTCCAACAAATCCATTTCTTACTGATAGTTGGCAGACAACTCTTTGGAATCAAGGTTATAGTGCTGAACAAGTTACAAATGCATCAAACTTTATTGCTACTGTTCCAACTACTACTTTAGCAAGTTATGGTGGATTTAGTAGCACAGAAACAGCAAAAGCTGTAATTGCACAACAATATCTTGATGATCCAAACAGTGTAGCCAGTGTAGGAGCAATTAATTACGGTCAACCAAATTATACACCAAGTAGTATAAGTTTTTCAGATCCAACAAGTCCACCAAGTGCTATCTATAATAGCCAAGATTGGATTCAGACACTAAAAAATCAAGGTTATACAGATAGCGATATTACGTTAGCAAATGGTCATATTTCTAAATTAAATATTCCACCTGGTTTTAACTTAGTACCTCTTGCAAAAAATTATATCCAAAATACA